GGAATAATTGCATAATAATTTGGCTTATTCATTAAATAATTTTAATTGTATAGTGATAATTTTCTAATGCAATATTAATATTTTCTAATTGATTAAGATAATTAAAGTAACATGTTTTAATAAAACAAATAGCCTCACCACTTTTAACCTCTAACACTACATCAGATTTTTTAGATTCTACAACTTTATTATTTAGCAAAAAATTATACAGCTTTTTTCCATTTTTAAAAATATACTTATTGCTATCTAAATTTTTATATTCTTGATAGATTTTAGTAAAAGTATTTCTATAAAAATCACATTTTTTATCATTAAACTTTTTCTTATGTGATGCTTGATAGTGATAGGTTGCTGTTCTATCTCTATCAATAATTTTAGCTATAACATTTCTTGATATATCTTCTTCTGTTAATGCTATATAACAAGCTGAAGCTCTAGCTGCTTGTATGTTTCTTTTTCTATTTTTAAAAGATAAAGAACCTTCTTGTAGTCCTGAAACTCTTGTTGCAATACTGCAAATAGCTTTAAAATTTAATTCTTGTGTCATCTTAAAAAGGAACATCATCTGAAGTTATAAAATCAGTAGGGTTAAAATCTTGCTTCTGTTCAGCGTTGCTTTTATTTACAAAAAAATATCCTCTTATTTTATTAAAATATTTC